TTAGAGAAAGCAATCTCTACAGCTGCCAAGTTCTCATTGTTTGAATTCAATGACGAATTTACACGCAACCAATTTGTTGCATTAGTTACACCTTTCCTCCGTGATATTCAAGGTCGCCGTGGTATCTATGACTACCGTGTTGTTTGTGATACAACAAATAATACACCACAAGTCATTGATTCCAATCAATTCGTTGGTGACATCTATATCAAACCTGCTCGTGCCATCAACTTCATTCAGTTGAGTTTCGTAGCAGTTAGAACTGGTGTAGATTTTACTGAAATCGTTGGTAGAACTTAATAAATAATTCAACGAATAGGAGAAAAAAATGGCATTTAATGTAGCAGAATTTAGATCAAATATGATTGGTGACGGAGCCCGTCCCAATCTATTCCAGGTCTCTCTCGTATTTCCAACTATTGCAGCAGGCGGTACAGCAGCAGGTCAAAAAGCCACGTTTCAAGCTAAATCGGCTCAATTACCTGGTGCAACAATTGGTACCGTTCCTCTGTATTATTTTGGTCGTGAATTAAAGTTTGCTGGTAATCGTACCTTTACTGACTGGACATTACAGATCATTAACGATGAAGATTTCACAATTCGCAATGCGATGGAATCTTGGATGAATTCTATTAACAGTCACGCTGGTAACCTACGTAATAACCAAGCTGCAGCACCGTCTGGTTATTCTGTTGACGCTAGTGTTACTCAGTATGGTAAAACTGGCGATACCTTGAAATCGTATAAGTTTGTTGGAATGTTTCCTGTTGATATTGCTCCAATCGATTTGGACTGGGGCTCGAATGATGTTATCGAAGAATATGCGGTAACATTTGCCTATCAATGGTGGGAAGCTGAACAGACTAGTTAATATACATCATTATACGGAGAGAATTTCGGTTCTCTCCATTATGCTTTTTTGAATTGGAATAAATTACTATGGCAAATAAATTCTCACTTTTTGGCTTTACAATAGCACGAAATAAGGAAGAAGAATCCCAAGAAGTGCAACAATCTTTCACGCCTCCAGCAAATGAGGATGGCGCTCTTACTATTACTTCTGCCGCTTATTATGGTACATATGTTGATCTAGATGGTACAGCAAAAAATGATGTAGAACTTATTTCACGTTATCGTGAAATGTCGATGCAGCCAGAAATTGAGTCTGCAATTGATGATATTGTAGGTGAAGCCATTTGCCAAGACGATGACGGTCAAATTATCAAGTTAATACTAGATGATTTGAAACAACCAGACAAAATTAAAAAAGCCATTAAAGATGAATTTGAAGTGGTAATGCGTCTATTGAATTATAAAAATATGGCACAAGATATTTTCCGTAGATACTATGTTGATGGTCGTTTAAATTACCACATTATTGTGGATAAATCACAACCAATGCAAGGTATCAAAGAACTACGTTATATTGATCCACGAAAATTAAGAAAAATTCGTGAGATGAAAAAAGAAAAAGACCCAAGAACTGGTGTGGAAGTAATGAAAGTTATTAATGAATACTATGTGTTCAATGATAAAGTTACCACCGGTGCTTCTTCTAATTTTGGTCCAGTTGGTATAAGAATTACAACAGACTCTATTATTTCAGTTGTGTCTGGTCTGATGGATTCTCGCCGTGCTGTTGTGTTATCTTATCTACACAAAGCAATTAAGCCACTCAATCAGTTGCGTATGATTGAAGATGCGACAGTTATCTATCGTATCTCACGAGCACCAGAACGCCGTATATTTTATATTGACGTAGGTAATTTGCCAAAATTAAAAGCAGAACAATATCTGCGTGATATTATGGTCAAGTATAAGAACAAGTTGGTCTATGATGCCAACACAGGTGAGATTCGTGATGACCGTAAATTCTTATCAATGATGGAGGATTTTTGGTTACCACGCCGTGAAGGTGGTAAAGGCACAGAGATCACCACATTACCTGGTGGTCAAAATTTAGGTGAGCTGGAAGATGTTAAGTATTTTGAAAAGAAACTATACAAGTCACTTAATGTTCCTATCTCTCGTTTAGAACCAAACCAAGGTTTTTCTCTTGGTCGTGTGGCAGAAGTTACCCGTGATGAGTTAAAGTTTTCTAAATTTGTTGACCGTTTACGTAACAAATTTTCAGATTTGTTTGACCAAGCAATGCGTGTTCAATGTGTATTAAAAGGCATTTGTACCGCTGAAGAATGGGATAACTTTAAAGAATACATTCACTATGACTTCATTAAAGATAATAACTTTACAGAACTCAAAGATGCCGAGTTAATGAAAGAACGGTTAACTCTTTTGAGTGCTGTTGATCCATATACTGGTCGTTATTTCTCACAATCTTGGATTCAACGAAATGTCTTACGTTTAACTGATGATGAGATTAAAGAGATGCAGATTGAGATGGACGAAGAAAAAGAAGCTGGTCTTGGATTACCAGTTGGTGTAACGAATGATGTGGCACAGGCACAAATGATGTCGGATGTACCACAACAACCTACACATCCGGACGATTTAGAAGCACAGGCGCAAGCCAAAAAACAACAAGAAGATATCAACACAATAACAAAATTGAAGCGAATATTATAAATATTTTTGGAGAAAAAACAAATGGATACAAAACAAATTATTGATTATGCATACCAAGGAAACGGTGTTGATTTTAAAGACGCTCTATATTCGGCAATTCACGACAAAGTGACTGCTCATATTGAAGCCAAGAAACAAGAGATTGCACAAAATTTGATTGGTCAAAACGATGAACCAACCGAAGCAACTGCACAAGATACAGCAATTGTAACACAGGAAACAGAGAGTGAAAACACTTAAAGAGTTTCAACAATATCGATTGGAAGAAGCTAAACTGCCAGCGGATCCGCCAGCAGTAATGATTATGAAAAGACAATCCATTCGACAGTTTGGTGACGGCCAAAGAGTGGCTCTTTATTATGTGGATAAAATTAATAAATACATTACCATACCATATAACGCTTCACAATGGTCATTAACAATACCAGAAGAATTTAAACAGGAATAAAAAATGCCAAATTCATTTACATATCAAGTAATAAAGGATACTACAGAAAGTGCAGTGATTAAAATTACTGGAAATTTTGATGGTTCTGGCCAAGAAGATAACACTGCTCGTATTCAAGCAAACACATTATATGGAGCATTAGATGCAAATAATGTTCCTTTACGCTCAATTTTAAGCCAAAGTAATACAGCAAAACCTTTTTATGGTTTGTCGGTAAATCGTATGTGGTATACCGTTACTACAGGAGGCCAAGTTCAGTTACAATGGACGGCATCATCATCTTTACCTATTTGTAATATTATTGGTAGTGGTGAGTATGACGGTTCATCAAACTGGCCTACTATTCCAAACAACGCAGAAGGTACTGCAGGATGTAATGGAAACATCGGTGTATCTACAAAAGGTATGACAGCAAATGGTGCGTACACAATTATAATGGATATACGTAAACATAACGAATACTATCAGCGTGGTCAATTTAATGATCCGGCTGCATTTAATTTTGGTAGTTATTCTTTAAGACCTGCTCCATAATGAGTGGGTTTGTTTCAAAACTTCTTTCTAATAATGTTTTAGAAGCTAGAAACATATTAGACGAAAGATTAAAAGAGTTAATCGAAAACAAGATTAACCAAATAAAACTCCGCATGGCGGCAGAGATGTTTGAAGATTGTGGTGCCGATGTAGCTTTTGAAATAGAAGATATAACAGAAGGCAACATAATGAAAATGGGTAGAACCAAGGTGGTTCGAATCCGTATTCGTGCTGGTAAGGTACAAAGACGTAAAAAGTTGTCTGCAGTTCCAGGTTTTACCATCCGTGGTGGTAAAATGATTCGAATGAGTCCAATGGAACGTAGACACCGTAAAATGGCTGCCAGAAGAGCTAGATTTAAAAGACGAGCCAAGATGAAACAGGCTCTGAGAAAAAGAAGAATATCACTCAGAAAAAGAGGAACATACGGATTATGAAATTAATCAAAGAAATAACCGAAACCGTTAGTTATCTTGTAGAAGATGCTGACGGTAAAAAATCCTTACATATAGAAGGACCTTTTCTTGTGGCCGAGAAAAAGAACCGCAATGGTCGTCTATATGAATACAATACCATGAAAAAAGAAGTTGCTCGTTATACGGAAGAATACATTAACAAGCATCGTGCTTTTGGAGAATTAGGTCATCCAGAGTCACCATCTATTAACTTAGATCGTGTATCCCACATGATTACTTCACTAAAAGAAGATGGTACACAATGGATCGGTAAAGCAAAGATTTTAGATACTCCTATGGGCAACATCGCCAGAAGTCTTATTGAAGGCGGTGCTCAACTAGGTGTATCTTCCCGAGGCATGGGCTCACTAAAGAATGTCAATGGAGTTAATGTCGTTCAGCCCGATTTTTATCTAGCCACAGCGGCAGATATAGTAGCAGACCCTTCTGCGCCTGGAGCATTTGTTCAAGGTATCATGGAAGGTAAAGAATGGATGTTGGTCAATGGTGTTTGGACTGAAGTAGAATACTCTCAAGCCGTCAATGAAATTAAGAAGGCATCAAGCAGAGAAATCGAAGAAGTAAGTCTACGCATTTTTGAGAACTTCATGAAAAAACTTTAAATATAAATATCCAATATAAATCAAGGAGATTTTCAAAATGGCAAAATTTAATCTGTCTGAAGCCGCTAAAGAAATTCTTGCTGCATCTGTAGCAAGCAAAAAGTCTGGCCAAGATAAACCACAAAAATTAACTGGTGATGTTGCTTACGGTACAAAAGAAGTTGGCGACATTGGTACAGAAGTCACCAAGACAACAGATGCTGCTCCAGATGCTTCCAAAGGCGCTCCAACAGCAACTCCTCCTGGTGCAACACCTCCTGTAGGTTCTGAGCCAATGAAGAAACTGGCCAAGCAACCCCAAGAGCAAGGTTCTACCGAGCAACCAGAAGGCAAGGCTGCTTCACAGAAGTTTGCTAAGAATCCTGGTGCCACATTCCAATCTTACGGTGAAGAAACTGAAGCTGAAGAAGAAGTTATTGCTGAAGCTGAAAAAGAAGGTCACGAAGATGAGAAAGAAGATAAGGCCATGATCAAGAAGATGATGAACAAAGAAAAAATGAAAGAAGATATGAATGCTCTTCTTTCTGGTGAGAATCTTTCTGAAGAATTCGTTGCTAAAGCTACCACAATTTTTGAAGCTGCCGTTATTGCTCGTGCAGAAGAAGTTATTGCTGAAGCTGAAGCCGAGTTGTTAGAGCAATTCGAAAGTGCTATCGAAGAAGTTAAAGAAGATTTGGCAACCAAGGTTGACGATTATCTTAACTACGTTGTTGAAGAATGGATGAAAGAAAATGAAATCGCTATCGAAAAAGGTCTCCGTGCCGAAATCGTAGAAGATTTTATTGACGGTCTACGTAATCTATTTGTTGAACATTACATTGACATTCCACAAGAGAAGGTTGATGTTGTAGGCGAACTCACAACACGTGTTGAAGAACTCGAAGCTTCTTTAAATGAGCAAATCAATAAAGGTATTGAGCTCAAGAAAGAATTAAACGAACAGAAAAAAATTGAGGCTATCTACACAGCGTGTGAAGGCCTGACGCAAACCCAAGTAGAAAAATTAAAATCACTCGCAGAGGGTGTGGAATTTACTACTGAGGAAGAATTTGCTGGAAAACTATCAACATTGAAAGAATCATATTTCAAAGCTGAAGTTAAAGTGGCAGACAATTCCGCTCTAGATGATGAAGTTCAAATTGAAGAAGATAAGAAAGAAACAAAATCTTTCGATCCTTTAATGGAACAATATGCAAAAACAATTTCACAAACTTTGGTTAAATAACCAATAATATACAACAAAGGAAAACAAAAAATGTATATGACTGAAGAACTACAAAAGAAATGGACACCAGTTTTGGAGCATCCAGAACTCGAAGCCATTAAAGACCCATACAAGAAGGCTGTTACAGCTCTTGTTTTGGAAAATCAACATCAAGCTATGGCACAAGACCGTATGGCCTTGAACGAAGTTTCTGTAACTGGTCCAGAGAATGCTACTGGTAACGCCATTCAGAACTTTGATCCAATCTTGATCAGCTTGGTTCGCCGTGCTCTTCCAAACCTAATCGCTTATGACGTTGCTGGTGTTCAGCCAATGACAGGCCCAACAGGCTTGATCTTTGCAATGCGTGCTCGTTATAGCACACAAGACGGAACTGAGGCTTTCTTCAATGAGCCAAATACACAGTTCTCTGGTTCTGTATCGGCACAAAACCCATACGGTTTCCAAGGTACAACAGCACAAGATACAGCTAACACATTCCAAAATCCAACAGCATTGACAACTACCTCTGGTATCGCAATGCCAACAGCTAACGCTGAAATTTTGGGTTCTGATAGTGGTAATGCTTTCCAACAGATGGCATTCTCTATCGAGAAGGTAACTGTAACTGCTCAAAGCCGTGCTTTGAAAGCTGAGTATTCTTTAGAACTCGCACAAGACTTGAAGGCAATTCATGGTCTTGATGCTGAAACAGAATTGTCAAACATTCTGTCTACAGAAATCCTCGCCGAAATCAACCGTGAAGTTATCCGTACCATCTATACGACTGCCGTTGCCGGTGCTCAGTATGGTACAACAACTGCTGGTTATTTTGACCTCGATACAGATTCCAACGGTCGTTGGTCTGTTGAGCGTTTCAAAGGTCTGATTTTCCAAATCGAGCGTGATGCTAACGTAATCGCTAAGCAAACACGTCGTGGAAAAGGTAACGTATTGATCGTTTCTTCTGACGTTGCTTCTGCTATGGCAATGGCTGGTGTATTGCAATATACTCCTGCTTTGTCTGCTGATTTGCAAGTAGATGACACAGGCAATACATTTGCTGGTTTACTCCATGGTCGTATCAAGGTCTACATCGACCCATACTTCGGTGGATACACAAGCAACCAAGAACTCGTAACCATCGGTTACAAAGGTTCTAGCCCATACGATGCTGGATTGTTCTATTGCCCATACGTTCCATTACAGATGGTTCGTGCTGTAGACCAGTTCACATTCCAACCAAAGATTGGTTTCAAAACCCGTTACGGCATGGTAGCCAACCCATTCGCCAAAGGTTCTTTGGTAGGCAATGGTGCATTGACAGAGCGTTCAAACGTTTACTATCGTTTGTTCGGTGTCAAGAACTTGATGTAATAGTAGCCGCAAGGCACTTTAAAAAGTCACCTACAAGAGTGACATTTATAGAGACCTCCTACACGGAGGTCTCTTTTTTTATGACCTAAATATTGATGTGTCTAAAAGGATATTTTAATAGATGAGTGCTATCACAAGAACACCAGAAAATACTGGTTATCTACAACCGTCAAAGTTTCTTTTAACTTTTGATCGAATACCAAACTGCCAGTATTTTTGCCAATCAGTAAACATACCAGGAATGAGTATAGGACAGGCACAAATGACCTTTCCTATTGTGGATGTCTTTGCACCTGGAAACAAAATGATGTATAACCAATTAAACATCAACTTTCCTGTTGACGGAGCGATGTTGTCATGGAAAGAAATCCATGGTTGGTTCCGCTCCATCGCATCTCCAGAGAGTTTTTCTGAGAGGAATAGGTTATCACAACAGCAAACCAAGTTTGGCAGCAAAAAACCAAGTTATTATTCTGATGCCATACTAACGGTATTGTCTGCTTTGAACAATCCTGTAGTAAAAGTCCAGTTTATTAATGTGTTTCCCATCTCATTATCTGACATACAGTTTGATACCAGACAAACGGCAGAGGATGTAATCTCATGTGATGCCACTTTTGTCTTTGATTATTTTAATTTTTTACCATTGGAATAGCTTGACAAGTTAACATTAGTTGTGTTAGTATGTGAAATTGGTGTTAAACTATTGAAAACATTATGGAAAACTTAGAACAAATATTGAAACATTGGGAAAAAGACGTTGAGATGGACCAAACCGAACCAGGTAAAGAACTTCTCCGTATACCAATTCTACACAACAAGTATCTCTCAATACTAACCAAACACAAGATTGCCTCAAAGAAGGCTCACTTTGACTATCTCCGTATGAGAAAGGTCAAATGGGAATATTATACAGGCAAGATGTCACAAGAGGAACTTCAGGAATACGGTTGGGAACCATTCCAGTTCACTCTCAAATCAGATATCAGTACCTATCTCGAAGCAGACACCGATTTAATAAAACTACTAGAAAAGAAAGTATACCATGAAGAATGTGTATCGGTTCTAGAATCGGTCATGAATGAATTAAAACAACGAACCTGGCAATTGCGTGATTTTATCAGCTGGGAAAAATTTATAGGCGGACAATAATGGCATTTTTAGTTGCAAACATACCACCAGTCAAATGTTTTGTTCGTAAAGAGTTTCTATACAACAACGAAAAAGGTCATGGTGAATTAGAACCTTGTGTATGGATGACTGCCAAAGCCATCAAAGGTCAGGCATTTCGTATTGAGTGTATGTTAACCGACTATGGTGCATTGTTCGATAAGTTACCAATCTCGGCCTATGTTTGGAAGCCAGTAGAAGAATATCTGCCTCTTGACAATTTACAAATATGGGATTGTTTATCATATGACATGGCAGTGATTGAGAAATCGAATCTGCGTGGTCTCAAAGTAAAATATTTTGGTAAAGACAAACAGTTTCACTTTGGCAAATACCTTTTTACAATCGATTTTGCGGCACCGGATTTCAATCGTATTGACACCAGTTTTTCAGAAGGTGTGCAAGAACACAAATCATATAACTTTATACAACTAGACAATGGCCAATTTGCCTGTCAACCAAATAATCGGTGCCTGTGGTATGATGTATCACTGGTGCCACCAGTAGTAAAGACTCCAGATTTTAAAATACCAACAGAGGTTTATTCAGTAGAGAATGTATCGAAGTGGAGTGTTGGCACTCCAGATTCATGGTTCT